GAAGAAAAACCTGTAAATAAAGCGTTATACTCTAGAGTAAAAACGGAAGCTAAACGCAAATTTGCTGTTTATCCTTCAGCTTACGCTAACGCATGGCTTGTACGAGAGTACAAAAAGCGTGGTGGTACTTATCGCACAGGAACTAAGAAACGTGGCAAGAAGTAGTGGTGGTCTAACCCGTTGGTTCAAAGAAAAATGGGTAGATGTAAAAACTGGTAAACCTTGTGGCCGTCAAAAAGGCGAAAAAAGAGGTTATCCTGCCTGTAGACCAAGCAAGCGTGTATCAAGTAAGACACCTAAGACTGCTGGAGAAATGTCGAAAAGTGAAAAAGAAAGGTTTAAACGTGCAAAAACTGGTAAAAAGAAGATAACATATCAACATAGGCGTAAAAAACGCACAAGCAGGAGCTAACAATGGCTAAATCTCATGCAATGGCAAGATGTCAGGGTTACATAGCTTCTGTCAAAAAGGGCAAAAAGAAAAAGCCCACTAAAAAATCCACCAAATCTAAGAAAAAATGACTGAAATCACACCAGAAATGCTCGATGTCATTGAAAAGGTAAAAGGAAAGCGAAATCCTGCTCTGTGGGATGTCAGATGTGAACAATATTTAGTAAATATGAAAAAAGGCACTGTAAAAAAGTCAACAACAAGTTAAACTATTTATAAATACTCTTTTTTCTCTTTGAATCATGGCATTTTTTAGCGGTGAAGAAGGTTCTGTTAAATTTAAAAACGGAACTGGAACTACAGAAGCACTTGTATCAACTACAGGTTGGTCACTGGAAACAACAAAAGAAACTCTTGACGTAACTGCTCATGGAGCTACTTTCAGAGCTTTCCGAGGTGGACTTATTTCTGGTACTGGAACTATAGACTTTCTTTATACAGCAGCAAGTGGAAACGAAACCGCAAACATATTGGCAGATATTTTAACAGTAGAAGATCCAGCAGATGCACAATTTGAATTATTTTTAGATACATCTGGAAGTAAAAAAGTAAGTTTTTCTGGAATTGTTACAGGAACAACTCTTACTGCTACAACTGGTGAATTAGAAACAGTTAGTGTTAGTTTCCAGACTTCTGGTGCTATTACCAACGCTGCATAGTGAAACTAACTCCTCGTCAAAAAACTTTATTGAGCAAGCACTCTGAGCATCATAGTGCAAAGCACATGGAGTTTATGAAGAGGCGAATGAGAGCAGGAGATAGTTTTACTCAAGCCCATAAAAAGGCACAAGCAAAGGTGGGTAAATGAGAAAGAAACGTAAACAAGTAAATTTAAGTGTAGGCAGAGGAGAAAAGTCTAAAACTGGTGGTCTTACTGCTAAAGGTCGTGCGAAATACAATCGTGCCACAGGAAGTAATTTAAAAGCACCAGTTACAGGAAAAGTAAAATCTGGCAGTAAAGCAGCTAAAAGACGAGCATCTTTTTGTGCAAGGATGAAGGGTATGCCTGGGCCAATGAAAAAACCTAACGGTAAACCTACCAGAAAGGCGTTAGCATTAAGAAAATGGAGGTGTCGTTAAATGACATACGCATTACCAGGGATGCTAAAAACCAGCATTACCGCTACTACATACATTGGTAGCACTGATAGTCCTTTTACTAGAAATAGGGCTGTATTAGATATGATGAAGGGTTGGGAAATAATGAAAGCTGTTAGTGAAGGTACAGAATATCTAAGAGAAAATAGTGAAGCGTTTTTACCTCTTGAACCAAGAGAAGATTATGATGCTTACCTTGCCAGAGTAAATAGATCAGTATTTAGTCCTTTTACTCAGAGATTAATAAGAGCAGCTACAGGTCTAGTTCTTCGTAAACCAATATCTTTAATAGGAGATCCTTATTGGACAGAAATGTTCAAGATGGATGTTGATGGTTGTAAATCAGATTTAGATGAATATGCAAGAAGATTATTGATGTGCTCTCTTACTTATGGTCAAAGTCATATTCTTGTAGATTATCCTGCCCCTGGGGGAGCAGTAAGTTTAGCTGAAGAAAGATCACAGAATCGTAGACCTTATTGGATAGAAGTCGATCCAACAAACATTTATGGTTGGAGACTAGATAGAGAAGCTAACTACGGTAATTTAGTACAAGTAAGAATTGCAGAAAAAGCTGTATTACCTGATGGTGCTTTCGGTGAAAAAATTTATGACCAAATGAGAGTTATAGAACCTGGTCGTTATCGTGTTTTTAGAAGAAAAGAAACCGTTGAAGATATGTATGAAGATAATGATGGAACATATGCTGGTAATATGCAGGGCACACCAAATGAGCAGGATTTTGAATTAGCTGAATCTGGTAATTTTTCTCTTGGTGAGATACCTTTGGTTACAATTTATTCTGGCAAGGTAGACAATATGACAAGCAAACCTCCTTTATTGGATATTGCTTATTTAAATCTTGCACATTATCAAAGACAAGCTGATTTAATACATAGTTTGCACGTTGCATCTCAACCAATGCTTGTAATGGAAGGATATGATGATCAAACCAAAGACCTTGCTATTAGCGTAAACTATGCAATGGCAACTCAGCCTGGTAATAAAATTTATTATGTTGAACCAGCTTCTAGTGCTTTTGATGCTCAATCTGCTGAAATAAAAGAATTACAAATGCAAATGGCTACTCTAGGTATCAGTACATTATCACAGCAAAAATTTGTAGCTGAATCTGCTGACGCTCGAAGATTAGATCGTGTTGATACAAACTCTATGCTTGCGATGGTTTCTATGGAATTAGAGCAAAAATTACAAAAAGCATTTAATTTATCTGCTGAATATGTTGGAATCGAACCACCAGAAGTAAAAATTAGTAGAGATTTTGATATTGAAAGATTGATTGGACAAGATATTACAGCTTTAAATTCATTATTTGAACAACAAGTAATTGATAGAGAAGAATTTAGAGATATTCTTGTTCAAGGTGAAGTTTTACCCAATGCAAATGAGGTCAAACCCGAATAGTTTGTTACAATAATAGTTAAGTACATATAACTTATGGGTAAACATCTAGATTATGTTCAGCAATCTGATGGAACATATAAGTGGCAACTAGCAGAAATACCTGCTGTTAAATCCACTCCAGTAGAAAAACCAAAACCAGAAGCTAAGAAAAAGCCTTCTAAGAAAAAATCTACAAGTATTTTATCTGAATAATTCATGGCAATCGAAGAAAAAGTAGTTCAGTCTGAGTCTGTGGCTCCTACTGATCAGTCCGTGACTGAAACTCCTTCACAACCACAACCACAAGCACCAAACCTAGACGCTGTAAAAGCAGAATACGAAGCAAAATTAGCTGCTGCTCAAAAAGAAGCTGCTGAAGCACAGGAAAAATTTCAAGGAATAAAAGGTAAACTCGATGAGGTTTACAAACAAAAAGAAGAAAAACGTACCAAAGAACTAGAAGATCAAGGGCAGTACAAAACTCTTTGGGAAGAAGCTAATAAAACTGCACAAGATAAAGATGCACAGATCAATAGTTTGTCTCAGCAGTTACAAGATATGAAAACTTCCAACGAAATTGCATCTACAAAACAAACAGCACTTGCAGCTATCAGTAATCTTGGTGCGATTAACGCAGAACAAACCTTGTCATTATTACAAAATAAGCTACAAAAAAATGCTGAAGGTAAAGTTGTAATTATTAATGGTGGTGTAGAGCAAGATCTTAATGCCTATCTCACAAGTCTCAAAAACCCTGGTAGTGGTTGGGAACATCATTTCAAACCTAGTACTGCTGCTGGAATGGGTGCAAAACCAAGTCCTGTAGGAAATGTCTCAGGTGGCTCAGAAAATCCATGGAATACTGGCAATTTGACGCAACAGCTTATAATGGAGAATGAGAACCCCGACCTCGCAGCCGTGCTGAAGAGGGAGGCTCAAAAGAAATAGTTAGTTTCCGTGAAACTAATTCCCTTGTCTGTGACTAGGGTATCGCAAAAGTAACAAGGTAATCTGAATGGCTGCTCCGTTTCAGAATTATTCGGGCGGTGTCCTATTAGCGGACATCGTTAAGAGAAATAATCTCAGCACATACGTTTCCGAAGCTATAAAAGAACGTAGTGCATTTTTACAATCTGGTGCTATTACTCGTAACGCATCCCAATCGCTCCAACAGAAGAAATTCTAACTGGTGCTGCAAACTGGGGTACATCTACTGCTGGTTATCTAACACCACAGAAGATTGGTACAGGAACACAAATTGCAACTATCTGTCATAGAGCATTTGCTTATGCTGTAGACGATATTGCAGTTTTAGCTGCTGGTGAAGATCCAATGGGTCACATCAGAAATCAACTTGCAGATGCAATCAACAAATTAAACAACGCTAGATTGTTTTCACATTTAGCTGGTTTATTTGGAACTGCACTTTCAAGCAACAAGCTAGACTTGGCAAAAGCTGGTGCTAGTGCTACTGAAGCTAACTTCCTTACTGCTTCTGCTATTGCTAAAGCAAGAAACCTACTTGGAGAAAGAGGTGAGGATCTAGATATTCTTATCGTTCACCCAACAGTTGCTTACTACCTATATCAGGTTGGTATGTTAACTTTCTCTACTTCTGCTTTATCTACTGGAACAGGTATCCAGTGGGGTGGCGGTGGTGTTGGAATCAGCGACAGAGCAGTTGGTGAATTTGCTGGCTGTACAGTTGTTGTTGACTCTGCTGTTAACACAGTTGCACCATCTAGTTCAAGTGGTCATCAGATTGAGTTCTTCTGCTACTTAACTACTTCTGGAACAATTTTAGAAGGTCAGCAATCTGCACTAAGAATTGAAGCTGAAAGAAACATTCTTTCTAAGCAAGATGTTCTATCTGTTGATTATCACACTGCGTATCACGTTATGGGTACTAAGTGGAATGATGCTGCTGACAACCCAACTAATGCAAACTTAGCAACAGCTAACAAGTGGGCTATCACATACGATGCTGACTTGATTCC